TTCTTTACGCATAGATTCATCTTTACTTATATTTCTTATAGCCTTGTACCAGCCATTTATATCACTATTATTTAAAAATATTGCAGTTTCTTTTGGGAATATGTTATAAGGTAGTACATCACTAACTATTGCAGGATTGCTATGTAAACCAGCTTCAAGTAACTTAATTTCGCTTTTGCATTCGGTAAATGAGTTAGATTGCAATGGGATTAAGCTAACATCAGTTTCATTATAAGCCTTTCCATAATCGTGTACCGGTAAACTGTAAACTCTTTGATATTTATCGGTTAAAGTGCCACCACTCATTACCTTTTCATAATAGTTATAGTCTGAATTATCATTGTAACCACCTAAAACAAATTGAGCGTTTATATCATGCCTTAATATTTTACGAATAGGCATTTCTAAGATTGAAATATCTTCTTTATGAAAAATTCCTGCAATGTAGCCAAATCTTATTTTATCGCTTTTAGTCTTGTTTGATTTCCATTGCTCATCTTCGTGATCTAAATAGTTAGGAATTACCTCAACATTCTTATTGTACTTTTTAATCTTAGATGCTAAATGTTTGGTAGTAGTAATTACTAAATCTACATTTTTAAGTATTTCAACTGTTTGAGCTGGTATATTATGGATTTCGTAAAGTCGACTTAAATAATGACTTTTAGGTAATGTCCAAATGTCATCAATGTCAAATATTACTTTAATACCTAATGAATGATATTTTTTAATTATTTCAAGTGATTTTCCGTTTGTATCAATTTCTCTTTGATAAACTACTGCTGAATACTGTTTAAGCTGTTCATCTGTCGCTGCATCTAAGTCAGGAAATACATCACATTGAAAGTCTATCATGTCGGAGACTTTTGAGAATGGAACTATTAATCGGTGAAAGGATAACCCATTAAGGTTATTCATATTCGCCTTTATCAGAATTTTTTTCATTGTGCTGTCGTTTGAGTTTTTCTTTGATTAATTTAATATCATTTGCTACTGTTCTGTAAGGTATCTTTGTTTTATTGCTTAATTTCTTTGCATCGCCATGTAAAATATACAATCTTAGTAAATTGACTTCGTAAAATTCTGTTTCATTTTGCGGTGAACTCTCGAGAAAGTTAATCAATACTGAATAATCAATATTTTCTTTTTCTTCTATAATTTCGTTTAAATTGTCTACAAACTTAACATGATCTACAAAATACTTTTTTCTAAATTTATTTGAATGCCAGGTTCTCCAAACTACTGCTGAAAAAAAGTGTTTAAGGTTTCTAATTTCTGTTAAGTCAAATTTCTTTTCAATGATAATTAAAACAGCTTCAAAATGAAGGTCGTCTTGTAGTTCGTGATTGTGGCATACATTCCGAGTAATTTGTTTGTAGATTTTTTTATTTACTAGCTCACTAATCACTTAGACAAAATTAAACAAACTAATAAGAAAACAGCAATTAAAATAAATTGAATATCACTTTTTTTCATTATTCTGTAAAGCCTTTAAATATTTCATGTATTGATTCCAGTCGAAAGTTCCTCTAATTGAGTTTACGTCTAATTTTTTTACCCACCATTCTGTTTTAGAAATTAGTGAAAGATTTGTTTGATTGTTTGTTTTCATGTTTATTTGTTTTTAGTTTATTCTTTTTAAATTATCAAATGTTTTACCTTGTTGCTTTAGTTTTAAAAAGGATCTTTTTCGTTTAAAAATTCTTTATTTTCTTCCATTGTTGACTGTTCAACTGTTACCCAACTATCTGCTGTATGGAATGTCCCATCTTCAATATATCTTCCTGAACTTAAATCATAAGTGTATTCTGAATGTCCAATAGTTCCCCAATGTGAAAACTTAACTTTCTGAACGTAAACAAATGTTTTATTTTCTCCTGTTCGGTAAACTGAAATTCCGTTATCTGTTTTATTGTAAAAATTTGAACTCCCTGCAATATCATAAAGGTTAGGTATTTCATATTTTCCGCTTTGTTTATCCTTATTTATTTTTCGTGGATGAGCAACTAAAAAACAATGTAAATTATATTGTTCACAAAATACAGATATTTTTTCTAAACTTTCTCCAATATATTTAGTTTCACTTTGATTGTATTTGTGTTCTAATTTATTCCAAGCATCAATTACAAAGGCATCTAATCCATATCTAATCTTTAAATTTTTAATATGTTCTAAAATACTTTCAAGTGTAAAATCTTTTTCAGGTTTAATAAACCATATTTTTTCATTCATTGCCTTCATGCAGATTTTTACTTCAAGTTGATTCATTCTATTTCTGTATTGTGAATCCCAACTTTTTCCAATTATCTTTCTTGCTATTTTACTGAAATGAAGTTTTGTTGGTTTATTTTCAGGTGAGAAAAAAGCTGTTTTCCATCCATGGCCTAACATTAATCGAATAACAATTTCATCTAAAAAATCAGATTTTCCATGACCTGGTATTCCTGTAATTGTTGTAATGTAACCTTTTACAAAAGTTAGTAGTCTATCAAATTTTTCAAACCCTACATTAACTCCCCTATCTAATCCGTTTTCATATAAATCAAAGATTTCATTTTCCATGTCTTGAATAGTAAACACACCTTCAAGTGGATAATCTTTTGCATCCTGTATTGATTCAATTATACCTTGTATTCCGTATTTAATTAAACATTCATTTGCATCTTTACAATCTTTAAAAATAACTAACTTACATTTTTCTTTACCTAACCTTGTTGCAAACTCTTCTGTTAATTGTCTTCCAGCATTATCATTATCAAAACAAAGATAAATTACAGGAGTTTCGTTAAATCTTTCAGAAATGTAATCAAAGTATTGCAGATTGTTATTAGAAACATTTGCGCCATTAGGAACGCTTAAAACGTTTTTATAGCCACTTTTATACATTGAAAGTGCGTCAATCTCACCTTCTACTAAAAAAGCGTTTAAATCGAATTTAAACAAGTTTAAACCATAAAATATAAGTTTAGAATCTTTATGAAGTTTAAAAGACTTTCTTCCATCCCTATATTTAACATTTATCAATTCATTATTTTCATCAAAGTAATTAAAGTGAATTGTATTTTCTTCTTTTTGAGTTTGAGGCATCCACTCCAAACCTTCGGTAATTTTCCAAGTTATTAAAGTCTGCTGGTCAATTCCTCTTTTTTCAAACCACTTAATTGCTTTGTCTGATAATTCTGTTTTGTTTTTCCATTCAGGTTTAACGTAGACTTTTTCATCAATTTGAATTTGCTTAGGTAACCATCCTTTATAATTACAATGGTTACAATGCCAAACTTGTTTATCTAAATTAACTCCTAAACATTTATCAGTTTTCTTTTTACGCTCATGGCTACATTTCGGGCAAATTGTATAAACCTGACCTGTATATTTTCCGTTTGGAATTATTATGTTGTAATCTGAATAAGTCATTAGTATATCATTTGATTAGGATTAGTTGGATCATACTTATTTTGTTTTTCTTTAATATGAGGTAAAGTGTTTAATAATTTATTTTTCCAATTTATAATTTCATTACCAAATCCATCTTTCCAATTATTTTCCTTCCAAGATTCATATTTGAATTTAATTGATTCAATATCAACGTTTGGTTTTTGTTTTATTGCATATTTTAAAAAAGAATTAAAATCAGGTATTTCATTTCCTTTTATTTCCTTTCCTTTTATTTCCTTTATAGCATTGCTATCGGATTGCGTTTGCAATGCGTTCGCATCATTATTACTTTTTTCCCATCTTTTATTAGCTGAATTTCTTGCTTTATTGCTTTTTTCATTACGATGGTTCAATCTTTTTTCAACTGATAAACTTCCAAATGTATCTTCATTAAAAACAAATAATTTAAAATCATTAATAATACTTTTAATTATTGATTCATCCACTCGTAATTCAAATGCAATGCGTTCGTAATCCATTTGCAATGCGTTCGCATTATTGTAAAGGTCTTCAACTATTGCCCAGAATATTCCATAGCCTAATAATCCATGTTTCATAATTAAACGTTTAATTTTTTCGTCTTGTCTGGAATTATAATCATGAGAAAAATAAAATGTATCCTTATTCATTATGCTATTGAATTAAATGAATAATAAAATATATGATAATCATTTTTAAATTCATAAGATTCTAATTTAAAAATTATCGATTTATAAG